AGGAGACCCCGAACGGCACCATGATTACCAAGTCCGACGATCCCAACCAGAAGATCGACGCGGCGGTCGCGGCGATCGTTGCCCTCGAGCGAGCCTCGGTCCGTGACACTGGCTCCGTCTACGACGACCGGGACATGGTCGTGTTATGAGGATGCTCGACGAGGCGCTCGACGAGGGTCGCGGTGACGAGCAGAAGCAAGGCGGAGTGCTCCGCGCCCTGGCGCAGGAGGCGGACACGATCGCCTTCTGCGTCGGCTTCGTCGCGCTGACGACGGGGGTGGCGCTGGTGAACGGTGCCGCCGCGCTGGTCCTCGCCGGCGCCGTGCTCATCGCCCTGCCTTTCCTCGCCGGTAGACGCCGATGAGCCTCTTCCGGACAATCTTCGGCCCGGTCTACGGGCCGCGCCAGTACGGCTGGAGCTGGGCCACCCAGACCTACAGCGGCGAGACCGTCAGCGTCGAACGGTCCCTGGGCCTGGTTCCGATCTACAACGCCGTCAGTCAGATCGCGGGCGGGGTGGCGACGCTGCCGCTGGTCGTCTATCGACGCGAAGGGCAGTTCCGCAAGCCCGCCGAAGACGACGCGGCCTGGGCGCTCCTCAACGAACAGCCAAACCCCGAGATGGCGGCGGACGAGTTCTGGGAACTCGCCGCGTCGCATATCGAGCTCTGGGGCAACGCCTTCATCTGGAAGGTTCCCGACCCCGACCTTCAGGCCGTCGCCGGCCAGCTCTGGGTCATCGCTCCGCGCCGAGTGAAGGTCAGCCGCGAACTCGATGGCTCGCGGGGCTTCTGGATCGAAGGCAATAAATACACGGAAAACGAGATCCTCCACATCCGCGGGCTCTCGCTCGACGGACTCGTGGGCTACTCGCCGATTCAGCTTCACCGCAATCAGATCGGCATCACCCAAGCGCAGGAGCGCTTCCAGGGCAGCTTCTTGAAAAACGAAGGCAAGCCGGCCGTCCTGCTCAAGCACCCGAACAAGCTATCCCCCGAGGCCGCCGAGCGCCTGAAATCCAATTGGGAGTCGATCAAGAGCGGCGGGACCGCCGTGCTCGAGGAAGGCATCGAACCTTCACCGTGGACGATGCCGCTTGAGGACGCCCAGTTCATCGAACAGATGGAGTTCTCTGACAAACGGGTGGCGCAGATGTTCCTCGTGCCGCCCGGCCGTCTCGGCACCAAGTCCGGCGACTCGCTGACCTACAAAACGACCGAGTCCGAGAACCTCCAGTTCGTCACCTACACCCTTCAGCGCCGGCTCAAACGGATCGAGTCGGCCCTCGGCCGCGACCGGGCCATCATCACAAGCCCCGAGCTGTCCTGCGAGTTCCTGGTCGACGGCTTGCTCCGCGCTGACCTGAAATCGCGCTACGAAGCCTACGAACGCGCGGTCAAATCGGGCTTCCTCACCGTCGACGACGTGCGGGCGAAAGAGAACCTGCTCGCCCTCGATTCGCCCAACGCGCCCGAGCTACCCCCGCCCGAGCCGGAAATCCTCCCGTCGCCTCCCACTGATCCTTCCAAAGGAGAAGCTGCATGACCGATACCAAGGCCCTGTCCGGGCTGAAGATCACCGATGCGACGAAGGGTGAGGTCGAAGCCGTCTTCGCGACCCTCAACGTCAAGGATTCCGATGGCGACGTGACGCTCAAGGGCGCCTTCGAGGACGGCGCAGAGGTCCGAATCAGCGCCTACAACCACAAGTCCTGGGAGGGCGCGCTGCCGGTCGGCAAGGGGACGATCACCGAGAGCGGCGATACCGCCGTGCTGAAGGGGCAGTTCTTCCTCGACACGGCCGCCGGCGCCGACACCTTCGCGGTCGTCAAGCAGATGGGCGACCTGCAGGAGTGGAGCTACGGCTACGACGTGGTCGACTCCGAAAAGGGGACCAAGGACGGCGAGTCCGTTCGGCTCCTGAAAGGCCTGAAGGTCCACGAGGTCTCGCCGGTCATCCTAGGCGCAGGTGTGGGGACCGAAACGCTTGCGGTGAAGGGGGCCAAGCAGCTCCAGTCGGACCTGCGGGGAGACCTGACAGAGGCTGGCGAAGAGCGGTATGGCGCCGCCAATCAGGGCGTCTACGTTGCGGACTTCGACCCCGAAGAGGGCTTCGTCGTCTACGAAATCTACGACGGCAGTGACTGGGATCTCTACCAGGTCGCCTACGCCCAGTCCGACGACGAAATCACCCTCGCCGACCAGATGACAGAGGTCGAGCGGGTCACCACCTACAGCCCGAAGGGGCGGCAGAACTTGCAGTTCAAGCGTCACGTCGAGGTGGTCAAGACCGCCATCGACGAGTTGACAACCCGCGTCGCAGAGGTCAAGACCCTGCGCGCGAAGGAGGGCAAGACCCTCGGCGGCACCTCGCAAGAGGCGCTAGCCGACGTCGAAGCCAGCCTCACCAGCCTAAAGGCGGTCCTGACCCCCGCGGCTGATCCACAGAACACCGAGGACATCTCACTTAGGCACGAGTACCTGCGCCATGTGAGCGAGTCCGTCTAGCACCGAAAGGTCAATCATGGATACAGCGAAGCTCAAGGAGCTTCGGGGTCAGGCCGAGGAGCGGCGCGAGCAGCTCTCCAAGATTTTCAAAGAGGCCGGTCCCACGCTCGACACATCGAAGGTGAAGTGCATCGAGGGCGACGACGCCGCCAAGGCGGCGAAGATCAAATCGCTCAACGACGAGCTCTCCGACATCGGCGAGAAGCTCCAGCCGCTCGAGGACGAGTATTCCGAGCTCGAGCGCGGCAAGCGCCACGCCGAGGAATTCGAAAATAACGGCCATCCCCTCCCCGAGAAGGACGAGAACGGCGAGGTCGAGCAGAAGTCGTTCGGCCAGCAGTTCGTCGAGTCCAAAGTCGGGACCGAGCTGAAGGGCCGCACGATCGAGCTCGGCGACATCGAGACGAAGACCCTGTTCGCGACAAGTGCCGGATGGGAACCGGAGTCGCTGCGTACCGGCGTCGTCATCGACAAGGCCACCCGGCCGATTCAGGTGATCGACACCGTGCCGGCGGGCTCGACCGAATACCAGGTCGTGAAGTTCATGGAAGAGACGACCTTCACGAACGCCGCGGTCGAGAAGAAAGAGGGGGAAGCCTACCCGGAAGCCGCCCTCAAACTGGAACAGGCTGAAAGCCCGGTTCGCAAGATCCCGGTCTTCATCCCTGTCACCGACGAGCAGCTCGAAGACGTCGCGGGGGCGCAGGCCTACCTCGACCGTCGCCTGCCCTTCATGGTCAGGCAGCGTCTCGACGAACAGATCCTGATCGGGAACGGGGCCAACCCGAACCTGAAAGGGTTCCTGGAAGCCACCGGGGTCCAGACCCAGGCCAAGGGTGCAGACCCGTCGCCCGACGCGATCTACAAAGGGCTGGTGAAGGTCCGGGTGACCGGACGCGCCATCCCGGGCGTCGTCTACATCCACCCGAACGACTGGCAGCAGATCCGCCTGCTCCGGACCGAACAGGGCATCTACATCTGGGGCAACCCCTCGGAAGCCGGCCCTGAAAAGATCTGGGGCCTGCCGATCGTCCAGACGGACGCGATCACCGAAAACACCGCGCTGGTTGGCGACGTTGCCAACTACACAGAACTGGTGACGCGCCGGGGCATCGAGCTCCTCGTCTCGAACTCTCACGAAGACTTCTTCGTGAAAGGCAAGCAGGCGATCCGTGCCTCGATCCGCGTTGCGCTCGTGGTCTACCGCGGCGCCGCGCTCTGCAAGGTCACCGAAATCTAGGAACGCTGATGGGGGTCGCCCCCTTCGGGCGGCCCCCTAGGTGTCCTTGAAAGGACTCTCCACATGACAGTTATCGAGGAAACCAACAAGCTCGGCGTGGGCAAGCTCGGCCGGGCCACGTCGAAGCGATGCGTTGTCCAGTACGACAGCACTGTCGACTCAAAAGAAATCGGATCGATAACGCTTCGCGGCGACACCCTCCCCAAAGGCGCGGTCATCATCGACTCGCTCGTGCACGTCCAGACCAAACCCGAATCGGGCGGGGAAGGGACGATCCTGCTCACCGCTGAGTCGGAAGGCGACCTCCAGGCGTCGAAAAAAGTCTCGGAAGCGCCCTGGTCCACCGCGACCCCGAAGCGTGGGGCCGTCACCGCGACCGGTACCCCGATCGCCACCACCGCCGCTCGCAGCATCGTCGCGAAAATCGGCACCGCTGCCCTCACCGCCGGCAAGTTCACGGTGGTCGTCGAGTACCTCGACATCTCCTGATGAGCGAGGTAACGCTCTGGCGGACCGACGATTGGACAATCGTCCCCGCTGGACACCCCGACGCCATGTATCGGGTCGAACTCAAGGAGGATCAGGTCAAGGACGGCCTGCCAATCGCCGAGGATGCCGAGATCCCGGAGGGCGTGCCTGTGCCCGTTGAGGAGTCGGAGCCGGTCGAGGAGACCGACGAGACCCCGCAGGGGAAGAAGGCGCCGAAGCCAGCCGACAAGCAGGCAAAGACCCCCCAGAACAAGAAGGGGTAAGCCGTGGTCCTGAAGGGCGTGGCGACCAACATACGCGCCCTGATAACGGATGCGGACGGGAAGCCGGTCCCCAAAGAAAAATCTGTCACGGTCACCATCGTCAAGGACTCAGACGGGTCGACGGTCGTGAACGCGGCCGAAGCCGGGAAAACCGACGAAAACGGGATCTCGACCTACAAACTGGCGGCCCAGGCGAGCCTCGACAAGCTGACCGCAACCTGGACGTGTGAAGGGTCAACCTTCACGACCGTCGAGGAGATCGTCGGCGCCCGTATCTGCTCCTTCGCGCAGATCACCGAAGAGATCACCGGGGAAACGGTCACCGACGAAAAACTGCGGATCGCACGCGACATCGCAGAGCGGTTGCTCGAGGACGAATGCGGAGTCGCCTTCCGGCCGCGCTACGCGCACGAGGTGCTGGACGGGAGCGGGATGCAAAAGCTGCACCTCTCGCACCCGAAGGTCAGCACCCTGCGCTCGGTCTCCTCGGAAGGCGAAGCCCTCACCGTCTCCGAACTGAAGCTCTACCCGGCCGGCGGGGTGATCTGGTACGAACAGGGCTGGTCGACCACGAAACCCCAGAACGTCGTCGCGATTTACGAGCACGGCTACTCGGCCCCACCCGCACAAGCGTCGAGGGTGTGCGCCCTTCTGGCCCGCCACATCGCCGTGAAACGGCTCTCGAACCTCGATGACCGCGCGTCGAGCTACAGCACCGAAGAGGCCACGTACTCGCTGATTACGCCGGGCGTGCGGGGCATGGTCACCGCCATCCCGGAGGTCAACGCCTTCATCGAGGCCAACCAGTTCGGGGGGATCTACTAGATGGCCGACTCGAAGCTCGAAGCGGTCACCGAAAAACTGCAGTCCGTCCTCAAAGCGACCGAATCCCTGAAAGGCATCCCGATCCTCTGGGGGCCGCCGCTCGGAGACGATCGGCCCGCAGAGTTCGTTTCGGTCGGCTTCGGCCCGAACGGGGAGAGCGGCGATGCCGAACGCGACTGGGGTCCGATCGGCGCCGGGCAACTGGACGAGGAACTGACGATTGAGCTGGCCGTGGAGGCCTCGGGCTTCGACGGCACCGACCTCAAGGCTGCCTACACACGCTCGTTCGCAATCGCCGCCGACGTCGAGGCGGCGATCCGAAAAGACATGTTCCTCGGAAACCTTGTGTATCAGGCCAAGTTGAGCCGCTGGCGGGGGCGTTACTTCCGCGAGTCCTCCGTCCGCGGCCACCGCGTCTTCCAGACGTTCACCGCCGATACCCGCATCTAGTTCCTAACTCGCCAGGAGGCGCCACATGCACCTGAAGTACACCGACGGGCCTCCGGCCCTGGTTCTCCCCGATGGGACCGTTGCTCAGCGCGACGAGGCCGTCGAAGTCAAAGACAAGAACGTCGCCGAGCGCCTGCTTGAGCAGGGCTGGGTTGAGGCACACAAGCGAGCCTCGACGTCCCCTACTCCCGTCGAGAAGGAGAAGGAGTAAATGACACGTTCAGGGCTCAGCGCCCAGCTCGGCATCGCGACCGAGGAAACGGTCGGGACCTACAAAGCTCCGACGACCTTCCTGCCCTTCGAAAACGAGGGGCTGGAACTGACGAAGAACTACGTCGAAAGCAAGGGTCTGCGGGCCGGCGCCCAGGTGCAGGCCCAGGGCTTGCACAAGGCGACCACGCGAACAGTGGCCGGGCCCTTCTCGCTGGAGTTCCTCGACACCGGCATGGGGAAAATCCTCAACCTCCTTCACGGCAACGTCGTCACGCCGGAAAAATCGGAAACCAAAACCTACAAACAGAAACACGAAATCGGGAAATCGGGCAAAGACCCCTTCGGCAAGGCCCTGACGATCCAGGTCGGCCGGCCTGACACCGCCAACACGGTCCAGCCGTTCTCCTATGTCGGCTGCAAGGTCGTCTCGGTCTCCTTCGCCGTCGCTGCCGGCGGGACGCTGATGGTCACCCCTTCGATCATCGGCATCGACGAGAAAACCGGGGAAGCGCTCGCTGTCGCCGCCTACGCCGCGGAATTCAATCCGTTCGTGTTCGAAAAGATGGAAGTCAAAATCGCCGGCGCCAAAGTCGCCTATGTCCGGGACATCACGATCACCGTGGGCATCCCACAGAGCGTCGACCGGATGAACCTGGGCCAGTCCGGGGTCATCCTCGAGCCGATCCTGAACGATCAGGTGACGATCGACGTCGCGGCGACTCTGGAATTCGCCTCCCTCGCGAACCATACCCGGTTCACCTCTGAGGAAATCGTGGAACTGGCGCTGAACGGGACCGGCAAGACGATCGAGGCCGCCAACAAAGCCGAAGCCAATTTCACCATCAAAGCCGCGAAGCAGGTGAACTCGGGGGTCGCTGTCAGCGGCCCCGACATTCTCACCCAGAGTGTCACGTTCAAAGGGCTGGACAACGGCGTGAACGCCCCGCTGATAATCGAAACCAAAAGCGAAGACGCCGCGCTGTAGTCATGGGCATCACCCCGCCGCTTCCCGCCAAGCTGGCATTCGAGCGGCTCGCCCTCTCGCTGGCGGCGATTGAGAAGGAGACGGAAAAGGAGCTTACCTCCAAGCTCCGCGACCTCGGCAACGAGGTTCGAGACAAAGTGCGCAGCTCTACCCAGCCGCCCTTCAGGACGGGGAAGACCCGGCACAGTATTCGCACGTCGGTTCGCCGCAAGTCGGAAGTCAGCCTCTACTCGACGCTGCCCCAGGCTCCTGTGTGGGAGTTCGGTGGAACGATCCGACCGAAGGGCGTCCCGATCACCTTCCCGAAAACGTCGTTCGTCTCGGGGACGGTCCTGAAATACGGCGATGACTTCGATGAACGCATAGCGGACGAGTTCGACCGCATCGCCCATCGCCACGGCTTCCTTTAGCCCCAACCAAACGTACCCCCGCCCGTCTGTTCTCGACGGGGGCGGGCGGGGGTGCGAACTGTCGAGCAACCGTCGATGAAGGAGACACACATGGCCAAAAAGGCCGACACCGTTAGCAGGTTCGAGCTTGACGGCGAGACCCTGGAAATCGACATCGCCACGCTTACCTTCGGCGAGATCGAGTTCGTGGAGACGTACTTCAACACGTCCCTCGAAGCGATCCCCTGGGGGTCCGGCAAGGGTGTGCTGGTGATCGCGGCGCTCGCCAAGGCGCGCAAGGCGAAGCTGCCGATCCCAGTGGCAATGGACGACTTCCGCGACATCGAGCTCGGGGCGCTCAAGGACGCGCCGAAACCCAAACGCCCTACCAAGACCCCCGCCGACTCTGGCACCCAGGACTAGCCAGCGCCTTCGGGGTGCAGGAGTGGGACATGCACTCGATCACGCCACAAGCACTGAAAGCGATGAATGACGAGCTGAGAAGGAGAGCAATGGAGGCCGGCTAAGTCCGGCCTCTTTTTATAGCCGATGGCCACCCGTACTCTCAATGTCCTGCTGACCGGAGACGCGACGGCGCTGAAAGCGTCGTTCCTCTCCGCGGCGAAAGGTGCGCCCGGGGTCGTCGGCGCCGTGGCTGCCGTTGGCGTGGCCGCTGCCGCCGCAGGTAAGGCCCTTTATGACATCGGTGGCGAATTCGAGCACGCCAACAACATCATCCGCGCCGGCACCGGGGCGACAGGCAAACACCTGAAGAAGCTCGAGGATGACTTCAAGTCCGTCGTCTCTCACGTGCCGGCGAGCTTCGAAGAAGCCGCCACTGCCGTCACCGAACTAAACAAACGTCTGGGGCTGAGTGGCAAACCGCTCCGCGAACGCTCACACCAGTTCCTCGAACTCTCGCGGATGACGGGCGGCGATCTCCAGACCAACATCAAAGACGTTGCCCGCGCCTTCGAAGACTGGGAAGTCTCGACCAAGAAACAGGGGCCGGTGCTCGATGAGTTCTTCCGCGCCTCCCAGAAATCCGGAGGCTCGGTCGAAGAACTCGCCGAACAGGTCAACAAATTCGGGCCGCAGCTCCGCAACCTCCACATCCCGCTGGGCAAATCCATAGCCCTGTTCGCCTCCTTCGAAAAAGCCGGGGTGAGTAGTTCGAAAATGGGGATGGCGCTCAACCTCGCCTTCAAAAACCTCGTCCACGGCACCACCCAAGTCCCCGAGAAAATAGCCCCCAAGGACACCGGGAAGAAAGTCCTCGAAATCTTCAAGGGGATGGAATCGGGCGCGGTCTCGGCAAACCGTGCCTTCGAAGTCTTCGGCTCGAAAGGTGGAGGCGCCCTGATCCAGGCCATCAAACAGGGCCGCTTCCACGTCGGCGAATTCCAGAAAGCGATCGAAAACAGCAAAGGGGCGATCGACAAGACGGGCGAATCGACCAAGACGACCAGCGACCACTTCGCCGAACTGGGGAACAAGCTGAAGGTGTTAGTCGCTCCGGCTGCGGAATTCGTCTACGACTCGATCAACAAGCTCGCCGGTGGCCTGGCGAAAGTGAACTTCAGGAAGCTGTTGCGCGAAGCGGGCCCGACCTTCCGCGAAATCGGGGACATCGTCAAGCAGGTGGCGGGCGTCATTGGCCCGGTTATCGGAGACGCCCTCAAGGGCGCCGCCCAGTTCTTCAAGGGCTTCGCCCAGGTCGTCAAAGGGGTCGTCGAGGTGATCTCCGGCCTCCTCCACGGCGAATTCGGCAAGGCGTGGCAGGGCGTCAAGGACATCTTCTCCGGGGGTGTCAAGGCGACAATGGGCATCCTGCGAGCCATCTCGGCCCCGATCCGGGCGATCGTCGGGGCGGTCGGCGGTGCGATGGGCAAGGGCTTCTCCGCCGCCTGGGACACGGTGACGGGCATCTTCAAGACCGGCAAGGAAGCCGTGGTCGACGTCCTCAACACCATCATCGAAGCGATCGACCTGATTCCCGGGGTCCACATCGGGACCATCGGGGGTAATGGTGGCGGTGGTGGCGGCTCGCCGGTCAAGCACCAGTATCCCTCGCGCAAGGCCCACGAAAACGCCCAGCACCACTACAGCGGCGGCGCGATCACCCGCCCAATGGCCATCGTCGGCGAGGAGGCTCCCCAGCACCACGAGTGGGTAATCGCGACGAACCCCGCCTACCGCCGGAACAACCTCGGCTACTGGGCGCAGGCGGGCCACGACCTCGGCGTCCCGGGCTTCGCCCTCGGCGGCTTGGCGAGCGGCATCGGTAGCGCGGTCGGCACGGCGATCTCGAGCCTGCCGATGACAGGTGGCACGCCGAGTGCTGCCACGGCGAGCAGCGTGATCGGAGGACTTCCGACGCCGCACCTTCCCCAGCCCCTGACCGGCCTCGGCCCCTGGATGATCTCGAAGGTAACGGACTGGATTAAGAGCCAGTTTGAAGGCAGCGGCAGCGGCGGTGGTATCGGCGGCGGTTTCCACGGTCCCTGGGTTCAGGTAGAGCACCAGATCGCCAAACGCCTCGGCTGGAACCTCGGCGACTGGAACAAGGTCATCCAGAAGGAGTCCGGTGGCGTCCCGGGCGCACAGAACCCGGAATCCTCCGCCTACGGCCTCGGGCAGCTCCTCAACTTCAATTGGCCGACCTACGGCGGCGGGCCCGGCTCCTCGGCGGTTGAACAGATCAAGGCGATGGCCCGCTACATCAAGGACCGCTACGGCAACCCGACCAAGGCGTGGGCTGCCGAGGAATCGCTTGGCTACTACGCCGCAGGGGGAAGGATCGGCAAGGGCGGTCGCCAGCTCCTGGGGGGCACCGGCCCCGGCGATGCCGCGCACGTCATCTCATGGGCTCAGCACCACCTCGGCAACTCGGACAAGTGGGGCTATCCGGGCGAGTGGTGCGGAGCCTTCCTCGGCGCCGACATGCTGGCACACGGCATTCAGCCGCCCAGCGGCTATCCGCTGGCCTCGGCTTGGGGGAGCTGGGGAAGCCCGGGTGACTCGAGCGCCGGGAACGTCGTGGTCATCGGTGGCTCGGGTCATGTCGGCCTGTCGCTGGGGGGCGGGAAGATGATCTCCGGCAACTTCAGCAACCAGGTCGCCGTTTCCACGATCGCCGAAGCTGCCGGCGGGCGGCCGATCACCGGCTACCGCAAGCCGCCCTATTCGGGAAGCAGCCGCACAAAGGGCGCTCCCGCCTCCTCCACCGGCAAGAGCTTCACTCCGCACTTCGGGATCGGCAAAGCCAAGATGATCGAAGGCGTCGGCAGCGGCGAAGCCCTCACGGTCGGCGGCCTCAGCCCCTCAGCCCTCTCCGCTGCGGCTGGCGCGCTTCCTCCCGCCCTTCAGGCCATGCTCAAAGCCCCGGGCATCGGTTACGCCGGGCAGCTCGCAATCGCCGAACAGGCCGCGACCATCGCCCAGGGGACCGCAGGCACGGCAGACGACGCAGCCGCCCGGGCCTTCGAGGGTGAACTGCTGGAAGGCCAGAAAGGTCGCCTCCAGAAACAGCTCGCCCGCCTCAACGCGAAATTGCGCAAAGGCGGGATGAGCCAGAAAGCCCGCAACAAAGTCCTCGCCAAACGGGAAGAAGTGCAGGGCGAACTGCTCGGGGTCGAAGGCAGCATCGCGGGGCTGTCGGGCGAAGGCGAAGAAGTCGCACAGAAACAGATCGAAGCCACCGAAGCCCTCACCGCCGCCCTGCAGGAACACACGCAGGCCGAGCAAACCCTCTCCGACGAAATGAAGCAGGCCCGCGAACTGAGCGAACGGGCGATGTCCACCAGTTCGGCGGTCGCCTGGCGAGCGCTGGCCGACATGCTCTCTGGGAATCTCGGGGCGCGAACCCTCGCCGGTGCCCAGACGGCCGGCGCCGGTGGGGTGGGGAGCTTCTAGATGACCTCCTCACTCGAGCAGCTTTCCCTCGCGGGTCTGGCGCTGAACGACGGGGTGAACCTCACCCTCGAAAGCCTGGTGTTCACCCCCGGCACCAAGAAGCCTCTCTGGGCCTCCAACGCCGCCGCGGACGGGGATGCGCTGGTCCAGGAATCCCACTACGGGAACGCCACCTTCGACCTGCAGATACGGGTAGGGCCCGCGGCAAGCACCGATGCGGCCTTCGTCCTGCTCGGGCAGCTACAGGACGCGCTCCAGGCCGCCGAGCGCGCCGAAGGGGGCGTGGAAACCTCCTGGACCCCGGCCAACTCGCCGCGCACCTACACCGCCTACACGACGCTGGCGGAAATGTCGGAACTGCCGGTGACCCCCACCGGAGAACTCGCGGGCTGGTTCATCAAGTCCCCGGTGGTCAAGGTCAAACT